CTGTTGTCTGAAGCATAGATAGACAGTCCGTTAGTTCCACTTGCCGACAAGTAAACGTTGCCAGTTCCACTTCTTTCTGCGCGGATTCCGTTAATGGTTTGAATTAATCCGTTTGCATTCAGCGCAATATCTGCACTTGCAGCAGTCGTACCACCGATAAATACATTGCCCGAGCTGTCAACCGTGACGCGCTGCGTTCCAGCAGTAGTGATCGCTAATGAATCAGCACCTGGAGAGTAAATGCCTGTATTCAAGTCGCCATCAAAGGCGAGGTCAGGTGTTGCAACTGTTGCGGCATTATCAAGCAACAATGCACCAGTAAGTGTGTCACCATTAGTATTGATATAACGATCATCCAATGTTCCTGCCTGGTGTGCAGGGTTAGTTGTATCTGGAATTACTGTCGTTTGCCAAGTATCAGGACTAGCATCAACCCACTGTGAACTATTATCATCAACGTAATAAATATATAAACGGCCATCTTCAGAGTTATACCATAGGTTGCCAGCTTCTGGAGTCGGAGATGTTGGAGGACTTGTGGTTGTAGGAACGTTAGTTAGACCATCATCGGCAATATTTCCTACACCACTAATCCGAATAACATTATTAGTACTATCTTTTAAGAAGATAGCTGCGTCACCTGCACTGTAGTTAATTGCTAATTCGCCGTAATCTAGTTGTGATGCTGTAGGCTCTTTAGCTGCACCACTAATTAGTACATTACTGCGCTTTAATTGTAGCTTCATTTTGACTAATAAGCAATATAACAACAGTAATAACTGTTGTATTCATTCTATCAATATGAACCGCCGTCAATCACTTCTACGTAAGTAACATTGACTCCTGTTTTATTGACGACATACACACCATCAGCAGATGGTTTTGGCAATAAGTTTGTTAGATCAGGACCTGTCAATGTAATTGTGGAATTACCAGCTTGGTTAGTTGTAAGACTTCCAGAAACTGTCATGTTCTGTGAAGCACTAAAGCTAATAGTACCGTTACCAATGCTGTTCGTTAGGTTTGTAATGTTAGTGTTTATTGTAGCGATGTCACTATCAAGCAAGGCTTTAGTGTCATCTACGTACTTTTTGTTAGAGCAATCTAAATTTGTAGTTGGATCAGGAATGCCTGTAATGCCATTTGATTGAAGATCTACACTTCCATCTAATACCAGGACGTCACCTGATTGGAATAACTCTTGGTACCCTGTTGGATTAAGGACGGTGATTTTACGATTTGCCATTAGATTGCAGAAGTAACAATTTGAATTTCAATGGACATTTTGTCTGTATCTACTGCTGTTCCACAAGATCTAATTACAGAACCGGCTGTAGTTGCATTTGGAGTTGTTGTCCATTTACCAGCGACTGTACTTAAGTAATACACAGCTCCTGGTACCAATGCAGAAGGTGCACCTTCAACTACAGCTGATACATTAAAGATTGTCTTGATTTCATTTCTCGTAAATTCAACCAAAGCACCAGCACTAGCCTGTGTAGTTGCCATACCGACAACCACAGATTCAGCGATAGTGGAGGCATCTGCCAGTTTTGCTTCTCCTGCTGAATCCAGGTAAACAAGGTTGCCTGCAACAATAGTAGGCTGACCGGTTGCAACAAGTGCTTGATATCCTAAATCAGTACTACCACCTGGAGTAATGGGTGGTTGTCCATTATCATCAATTCGCAAACGCCACTCACCTATTGTTCCTGTACCATTAGGGGCCGGATTTAGATAGATATACTGACGACCAAATCTTGCTTTAGAGTCTCCAACATTAGGCATCTGTCATCCAGTAGCGTTCTCTATCTATTCTAACTTTGTTAGCTCTATGTCTAAAAGCTGTCGTAGTGTGGCATCTAACAACTGTTGATACTTCATTAGTTGATCAGTAACTTGGCGGAGACTATTTCGCAAGGTCTCAACATCATCACACGAATTTATGTCATCAAAAATTACGCGCTTCTTGAGTTCCTTCTCCATTGATAAATGAAAGTCCTCAGGCTTAAACATTTTTATTTCCCAACGGACCTGTTAACGATACTAATGCTGTAGTTACATTATCGAGAGCATCATTTACGTTTGTGCGTACGATATTCCATGAATTTGTTGGGCGGTCCCATGCATAAGATACACCTGTTGTACTATTTTTAACGATCATCCCATTGGTTGGGTTTGAAGGAAAGTTGAATGAAGGCATAATTAGATGTTAGCTAATGCGGTTAATGCGGCAGTCTTAAAGCTGCTGTAATCGGATGAGTTTGTTAAAGCAGTCCTTACTCCAATCAATGCAGTTTGGTACGTAGAAATACGTTCTTTTACATCGATTGTGTTGGACAATACTTGTGTCCCTCCTGTGTTCCTACTGATATCAGCAATAGTTAAAGCTTCAGTAGTTATTCCAGTATCATCAATAAATACTGTTTTACCAGTTGCACCAATCCAGGAGAACTCTTCATCACCTGTAAATGTATAAGCATATTCATTAGTATATGCTGTTACTCCAAAAGTAACGGTACCTGAACCTCCATATGTTTTGAATTTTAAGGCTTCAAAGCTATTCGTATGAGAACCAGAAAAATCAAGAGCAGGTGCGCTCAGATTTGTTCGACTAATAATTAAGTTGCCTAAGGTACTGGTTGTTTGTGTAATAAAAGTATTGTCTGCATATGTTTTGATTGCATCTGCATACGCCTTGTTTACACCATCTGTAGATGCAGTGGCTGTACCTACTTGTAATAACCGATTGTTGTTGAAGTCAACATCAGTGTTAAATGATGGACTGCTTTTATCAACCTTTAAGTTTAGATCAGTAGTTGTAGGCAATCCGCTCACCGTAGTACTGAGAGTATTAAATGCACTGACTGAGACAACCGGTGCATTTTGAAGCGCAGTAACATTCGTCTCAAGCGTCGTTGTCCTTGTAGTTAGGTTAGTAATTGCTGTTCCCCAACCAGTTGCCGTGATCAATCCACTAGCAGCTGTCAATACATCAGCAGCATCGATTGTTATGTCCGCTGATGTAACTGATATACCTATTCCGTTTGTACCCAAAAATTTAACTTGGGTATTTGTTGCGGCACTATCGTTAAGAACAATTGCCTTTTCATTAGTATCTACGTCAAGTGTCAACGTACGTAGTGGTGCATTCTCTAAGGTTGTGATGCGTGCATTAGACGCCGTAATCAAATTAGTTGTAGTCGTATAGTTATTTGTAACTGTAGTACTTAGTGCTACAAAATCTGTGTCATCTGTCAATGGAAGTGAGGCAGGCACCCACGCTCCTCCATATGAAACTCTAAGTTCTAATGTTGTACTGTTAAACCAGAACTCACCAGCCGTTGCGGCACTGGGTGCTGCAGATGCGATTGGCGCGGCTGGTTCTGTTTGTAAAGCTGTGACATTTGTTTGTAACGTTGATACAGCATTAATAAAATAAGTGTTGGCCTGATTCTGTGTTTGAATATCACCTGGTACTGGAAATAAATTACTTTCAGCAGTTGTCAGTGGTAAAGCAGTTGTTGTTGTTGCACCTGTTGGACTTGATACTAGAACCCAGTTTGTACCATCATAAATATATAAATTTAGGTTTGCTGTATTAAACCAAAGCGCCCCTGGTACCTCTGATCCTGGTGCAGCGGTTGCAAAAAATGGTAGCCCATCAGCACCATTTGTTTGATACCACCCATCGTCCTGCCAAATAAGCAACCGTCCCGATCGAATGTCAAACCACAATCGACCGTTATCAGGCTGTGGGTTGTAATGACTACCAGTTATATTTCCACTTGAATCATAATCAGGTACCCAGCCTGGTGGTGTATCTCCATTTTCGACTTGTCCCCATTTGTTTAGTGACTGCAGGGCATTAATAATACCTTTGTAGTTTGGTGGATTATTTTGAGCAGACTCGCCATTACGTGCACGCAACTCATTAATTGCATCCAATACACCTTGGTAGTTTTCATTACTTGAGGTCACAACTACACTCACATGTTTCTATATCTATTGTATTTGATTAAAATTTACTTGTTAATAGCACATAGCCAATTTCTACATCATCAAGATTCAATGCTTCTGCCAATGCATATATAACTTCTATCTGTGTCATCTCTGATCGCCTTAGCTGTGCAGTGAATTCTTCTGCGACCTCTTCTATATCTTTAGCTAATTTCGTTTCAAATCTTTCACGTGCATCAGCACTAGGGAATGTATTAGGTTCCATAACACGTAACTTGTCTATAAACATCGCAGCGATTGTGTGCTTGCATACTTTGAAACTCTTCTTGTACTCGTCAGTAGCCCAAGACTCTGCAATACCTACTGTTTGAAGCAATCCATTTGAGTCATATGTGGAAGCCCCTTTTGCGGTAGGTGTTGGTAGTCTTTGTTGCCTATTTATTTTTTTACCATTATCATCTGAAGACTCTGGGTTCCGCAATACAGCATGAAGGTAAGCTGGACAACTACACGTATAAATTTCAGATATTGATAATGGTTGATTATTTGCAAATATCTCATCAATCCATGGGTCCACATCTAGGTTTATTTTCTGCCACAGTTTATCACCAGGTACAGGGGGTGCATGTTTGTAATTCCCATCTGCATCTACATCAGGTGTTGTGGTTGTAAATCCCTTTTCAGGAAATATAATATACCGATATGTTTCGCTGGGTGTGTATAGTTGTAGGCTGCTTTGAAATGGTTCAGATGTGATTGTTAACTCGTTATTTGCAGCATCTGCTTTAACTGATTGAATTTTCCAAGGTAGGATACCGTATGCCAACTGTGTTAATTCAGATTTAATTAGCTCCGCTGTCATGTACTGCTGTCCGAAAAATCTTTGATATCTTTCTTTTTCATATACAAAATCACCGTCTAAAGATCCTGTTGCAGTTGTTGTGCTAAAGATCTGATCTGCTGAATTTATCTCACCAAGGGTTGGAGGCAGTCCTGTGCTTGTATCTAATATTTGAATTGCTGTATTGCTTATGGTTTCTGACAAATTTACTCGGAACTCATGTGGATAATCTGTGAATTTATCTAGTGCACTGATTGCTCTATTTTGGTAGAAGTCTGGCATATTGACTGCTTCACCTACCAGCGACTGTATATCCCCATTGTTTTTAATTATAAATTCTGTTGCCAGTACATCACTTAACGACACTGTCGTTACTGCTACTACTCCTTTTGTTTGAGACTTGCCTAAATAAACTGCAGGGTGTTTGGCTGATGTAAGTATCCATGAAATATTTGCTGCAGTGACACCATCAGTTACCCGCTCACCAACTGAGCGCAACAACAAGTCATCTGAGTATCCAGCTGAAGTATCAACCTTTATCCAAATTTCTTTGGCACGCCTATATTCTGGATATGTATATTCATCGTTATATCTTTCGATAATAACTCCTAACTGTTGATTCTGGTCAACCTCTCTTCGGATTGCGTAGTGCGTTCTACTATCAGCATTCTTGGTTGCAAAACGCTGACCAATAAATGTTAAAGGAACTTCAAAGTTTGTCCCTTGATAAAGTACTGCATCTGTCTGCGTAAAGTCTAGATATGCACCTTGATAATAATATTCCAGTCCACGCCGCCATCTACTCCAGGTGCTTTCTAGATCAAATTGCTCAATAGCACTTCTGGTTAATGTAGAACCAAATGAACGTACTGCAGGATAATTACCTGCAGATGTTGATCCTTTGCCTTTGTCAAAGGAACTGTTTACACTTTTTATATTGTTTACATTAAAGTTACCATATCCATTTTTCTTTCTTGGCATTGCCTTAATAGAAGCCGCCCTGTGCTGCAATGATCGGAGCATCCGTTGTATTCACAGATCCTGCTAACTGCAGCGTGCACCAAAGTACATTGCCTTTTGGCACATACAGTGCTCGTACTTGTGGATTAGATCCAACTTGTGCAAGCGGTGCTAAAACTTTTGGAAGTTCAGCAGATGAACTAATAGCACCCTTTGTTGTTGAGCTGGCTAACTTGCCTACATAAACGGCTTCTACTGGTCTCAGGTAATCAACCGCCGAACTTAAATAAAAGAGTGCTGTGTAGGCTTGTGCCGTGCTTGTACGTGCAATCACATACAAATCCTCGATAACGGCACCATCATTAGCACTGCAGTCAACAAGCACTGCTGACTGGTTAGTACCTTCAATGTCTAGGGAAGATGCTGAACCTGAGGCTAATGAACTTGCACTAATCGCTTTATGAAAAATACGATCAACAAGTAGTGGTTGTTTATTGGTTGCTGTAGTAGCCATTATGCTTTAGCTCCTTTACTCTTTTTGTTCTGACTATCTACTGTGATCATCGGTTGCATCAACCCTTGACCTTGACCTGGAATGTTTGGATCCATAGCTCCAGGAATAAGGGTAGGGGATCCTGTCATCCCAAGGTATGGATGTGCCATCAAACCTTTCATGGATGCATTTTGACCTAAACGCATCCCTTCCATCGGATCACCAGCATTTGGTGAGGGTTGTGGTTGAAGACCATAGTTCGATCCAGCATTTAATTTTTGACCTACTGGCTTATTTGACATTTGTGATGGCTTGTACTGCATCGGATTAATACTGGCAGTTCCCATCTGTGGATATACACCGTTCTGATTTGAATCGTTGTAGATACTTGGTCCACCAATTTGAGGAGTAGCTTCTTGACCTGCTGTTCGCATGTTCATCGGATTGGTATTCTCCGGTGATCCTGGAAGGTTGGACAATGTCTTTGCTTCAGGTGCAAAGCGCGTTGGGTCTAGATTTTTAGAGTTTGCACGCCTACTCATTAGCTGATGCTCCCAGTAACAGAACGATTGTTGTAGCCAGAGTTATATGCATTACCTTCACTCCGTTCAATACCTCTTTGAATGTTCGCCAGGCGATCATTAAGAGCAGATGATTGGAATTGTTCAGAAGATTGGTTTGGTTCTTCTGTTCCTGATGTGCCTAATGCCACACTACCTGTTCGGTCCATTGGGTCATCAGCAGGCGCATTTGCTGTTGAGGATGGTGCAGATGGCATTACTGCAGGGATATCACCAGCATTAGGATTGTACCCACCGTATTGACGCATTGCATTTTGAGCATCAATAGCATCTTGTCGCCTATCACGACCCATCGTGATTTTTTGTGTCATAACCTTCTTGCTATATATCCTAGATATATTCTACTTTATCGCCAAGTATTATGTAAAACAATTCTTGAACCTACTGCAGTGTCTGCAGGACCAGGTACAGCCAGAATAAACTCAGCACCAGAACGATCAAAGGCATAGCGCCGTACTTCAGGACGACGGTAATTAGCAACATACAAAGTCTCAGCCAGTCGATCGCATTCTCGTAAATAGATTTCACGGAAATACTCATCACCTTTTAATGGATCTGATTGTGAGATGGTTCGTTGAACATCTCCTGAAATAATCTCTTGACGTGAAAAGTTGACAATACCTGTACCGTTGGGATCCAAAATGTCATCGGGCAAGTAAGCACTTACCTTCCATGCATTCTCACAACGCTTAATGTGATAAACAATTTCGTTATACCAAAGCTCATCAGGTACAAGAGACATTGCTTCTTCAAGCCTTGACCTGTCGCCTGCTGGCAGCTGTGCACCTGAGTTATAACCTAAGTGGAATCTTACCTTGGATTTTAGATAGTCATCTAATTCCATTACGCCATCCTCGACTGATTGCTGTAGATATCCCTAAGCACTTGTTGAAGTTGATACTCGTCGTACTCACTTAGTTCCCCTTTGGCTTGAATCTTGGCAAGCATGTTTGCTGCAGGATTATCTTGCTTCATTACTGCTGCAGTACCTGCACCTAATGCTCCTCCAAGAATTAAACCAGTCACTCCACCTGCCATACGTGGTCCTGCTTTAAACCGAGCTGGTGTATGCCCTCTTACTTTATTAATTTGTTTTCCAATACTATGAGGAATCATTCCACCGGTAGTTCCAAGAACAGCACCGGTCATGCCTCCAATAACACCAGCAGTTCCTTGCGCATCAATTCGGTCCTGCTCATCCTTAGCAGCTTGGAATAATAATGCTTCCTGTAATGACAGCATTTATCTCCTCAATAATACTAATCCTAGTTTAACTAATAAAGATTAAGTCTTCTTCAATCAATTGATCCCAATTGACACGGGGAATATTTTCTAACTGTTTAAGGTTATTAAAGCGTTCTCCACTCAGTGACATCCGTAGCTCAACGATCCTTTTAGCGGTGGCATAACCAACACCCGGCAGCCTTTTTGCAATCTGTTCTGCTGGTGCAGAATTGAGATTTAACCGTGTATCTTCAATAGGAACAACAGGTGTAGGTAGCTCCTCTTCAGGCTCAGGTTGAATTTGGGGTGCAGCTACTTTAGTGAGACGACCTTTATCCTTGTCATAAGGAACTAATGAATCAAGACATACATAAGCAATATTGCCTCCTGCGTCTCTGACCATTGCATATTCTTTGTCGTGCTTATTAATAAACTCAACAAGCTTGCCTGTTTTTTGATCCTGAAAAAGATTACTCATTACTATTTATATCGTACCCCATTATTATAGACACAAAAAAAGCGCCCCCTAAGAGACGCTTATAATGTCGGACTAAGTTATCAATAACCTTGTCCAGCTTCCGTCTTGTATGGGAGGGAAACGTCGTCTGAATCAGGACCGTCAGCAGACAGGAAGTAGCAGACTTCAACGAGCACAGCAGCTTGACTATCAGAATCAACCAGGTTCAAAGCACCTGAGTGAGCGATGGTGATCGTGGCAGCAGAAGACTCACTAGAAGTCGTTGCAAAACCATCGAATGTTGTCTTACCACCAGCGGCGGGATAAACACCACCAGCAGCGGCCAAGGATGCTTCTAGACCTGCAGTTGTCAAACCATCAACAGCAACCGTAGAGGTGCCTGTAGAGGACAGGTTGACGGTGTTGATTGCCGTGCGATACACGACTGCACCAGCAGGAACAGTCACTGCCTTGTTCAGGCGTGGCTTGTCATCCTGACGGAGGTCAGGTGATTGGACTTGAGGCGTGAGGGTACCGGAGCTTGAAATGTTGGCATCAACAATTGCAGCACCGACGACCTGATAGAACTCAACGCCTGGGAGTGCGAACACACCTTGATCGCGATATGCGTTCAAGTGTGCGACATAATTACCGGGAAAAATTACGGACATAGTTAGTTAGCTCCTATCAATATACGAAAGAGTAACCAACCGTGATGAAGTCCTTATTAAGTACTTCAAAACCGGCGAACAAGCTCCAGATCATGATGATGAAACGACTGAAGTCGTCGTTATTGTTCAACAGAATCTGTGCATTGTTACCACCAATACCCACACCCACAGCTTGAGGGCCGAAGAAGATCAACTGGGAAGCTGTGTAATCAGCAGCACCAGCAGCAGCGTCGGTAACAACCAAGTTGTAAGACGTTTCGGGCAGGTTGGTGGACTCGAACCAACGGACACCCTCAAAGAGGAAGCCAGTAGGCATTACGGGTTGACCAGCAACAAAGCCAGCTTGGCCGTAAGCAGGACCCATTCCTTGGTAGAAGTTTGCGTTGGGTGCCTGGTTGGGTGACATGGGGTTGACCATGCCAGTGCCTGGATAACGTGCGATTTCGCGGAAGTCGCTGTTCTGACGCAGGTGCATCATTGCAGTTGGATCCACGATGCAGCGGTAGTAACCATCAGCGAAGGTTGGGACGTTGCGCTTACGCATGTCCTTAACAACTTCGAGAAGGTCAGTAGTTACATCGAACTTGGCAGACTCGCCAGTTGCATAGGTAACACCCAAGGTGCCGCCAGTTGCGCCTTTGACTTTGTCGCCAGGAAGGTAGTAGCCACCTTGCTCTTTATCTGCTTTGCCGTTTGCTTCTGCTTTCAGCAGTTCGTTAGCAAACACGCGGTCACGCCAACGGCGGTAGTCGTCAAGCAGCGTCAAGCTACCAATCGACTGGTGAAACACGTTCAGGTTGCCGGTATCAAGCAGCAGACGCTGAGCGGTGATCAGGGTTTCGCGAGCAACTTTGAAGGTAGAAGGCTGTGCTGTGTCGCGGGTATCGGCGGGGCCGGTGTACTCACGCAGAGTCACAAGGACCTTGTCCTTGACGATGTTGCGAGCTGAAGCGGTGCCGAGGGTTTGATCGGCGGTCCGCTCACGGGACTCCTTAGTACCAGGCTTGCCCCAGAAACGATAACGATCAAGCTGTACGGTCTGACCGGGTTGCTTGCTGAAATCGTGGACAACTACCGGCTCAACTGCCATCTCAATGATGTAGGCAGGGTGAGGGCGGTAAAGCTCTGCACCAAGGAGCTTAGGAAAGTCATTATCAATCCACATGGATTTCTAACTCCGTAAGCTAAAAGGTTTATAAGTGACTTCGACTAGTCACATATACTGATATTAATAGTTAACGCTATAATTATATTTAGATACCCCAGAATACTTGGTTATATGGATTTTATAGACAACAATGAATGGATCCCTGTGCATACACTGCCTGGCTTTGAATGCTGTATTGAGTACTATGTAAACCAAAAAGGTCTTATTAAAAGTACTAAAGGGAGGATCGAAAGGATTCTTAAACAGAAAATTAGTAAGGGTGGCTACCCAGTTGTTAACTTGACACAACGAATCGGTAGACGAAAGTTAATTACTATCCCGGTACATACTCTTGTAGCATTTGCATTCCTGGGATTACCGCCAACTCCATATGGCCGACTAAAAGGATGCAGCGTTGTTAAACATATTAATAGTGATAAAAAAGATTGTAGTGCAGAGAATCTTCAATGGTCAAAACGTGCCGATGAAAAGATGACTAAAATAGAAGAAGGTATTTAAGTAAAACTAATGGCCGATAAACTTGTTTACAAGGGTGGCACTGATGTTGTGGAGCACACCGGCACAGAGATGCAGCTTGTTCTGCCTAATCGTGGATCAGTGCACCGCTTCCCACGTTGGTGGAATAAAAAGGGAACCATCCAATATATCGAAGCAGCGATATTTAATGTAGCTTTGGACAACGGTGAGTCTGTACGTTTGGTTGTACCTTACATTGGCCCAGTGACTATGGAAATTCGTCATGATGGTTACGGTAATTTTACTTTCCCACAAAAAAGTAAGGGTGCTATTGATCGCGTAGCTGTATTCGGTGAGGGTAGTAATGATCTTTTAGTTGAATATCAGTTTTCTAAAATTTCTGGTGGCAGCGTTCTGAAACGTTCTATCAGTCCTCTACCTACCCCTCCTGCTCCTGATCCCGAACCTGAAGTTGTTGAAGAAGAGGATGAAGAGGAAAGCTAAACCAAGTAGCGCCTTTGATCACTAGTCAAATCTGATTCTGCAATGTAGCTATCACCAACTGTCATACTTACGTTGTATGGCAGTCGTCTTGTGTTCCTTGCATGGAAACCAATGTAGAAATAACTAGTTGGATCAATATATAAAGTATCGTATGCATGTTCAATTCGATCCTTCGTGTACAACCGCACATCGAACCATGCATCGACAAACTTATTTCCAGTTTTCAAATTATTTACTATTACACTCACAACTGGACTTCTGATATCGTCAAGGTTGTTATTAATTGATGCTGGCTCGAAGTCATTAGTTGTTACAAATTCTTTTGAAAAATCCATTAATACTGGATCGTAGTAAAAATCTATATCTGGATCTTTAGTATTTACATAAATACTGTAGTAGTCATTCTCAAGAGTTGAAGGAACATCTTGGTAGAAAGCTTTGCTACTTTGTATATCTAAAGCAACTTTGATAAATACATTTTCTGCACCAAAAAGACCTACCGAATCTTTGTAGGCAAATGTTGTAGGAACAGAAGTTATGTTCTCGGAACGTGCATTTAATAAACTATTTGAGCTTTTTGCATAGTCGAGTGTTCTATTAGTGGAATAATACTCAGGATTTGCCTTCGGAGCTCCACCGTAGCTCTGTTCAATATTTACAACCTGTTGTGTTACATTCATCGCATGTGGTTTTGATACCTACTCTTATTGTAATTAGAGATAGTTACTAATTTGTTGATTATGCTCTCTTAGTCCTCGTACCGCTTTTTGCTCTAGCGTACGAACGCGATCACGACTCATATTTAAAACTTGACCGATTGCTGTCATAGACATAGGTTCTAAGATGTCTTCACCAATGCCGTAGCGCATTGAGATTACAGCAGCTTGCATTTCAGGAAGGTCTCTAATTAAATCTCTAATATCTTCTTTAATAAATTGACGTTCAATCAACATGTCAGGCAGCTGACTTTCATCTTCTAGTAAATCAATTAAAGCTGTATCTCGGTTTTCACCGATTTTAATTTCAAGAGACGTAGGTTGTCTAGCCTTACACATTAGGTCTTTGATCTCATCAACTGATAGACCTAGGTACTCAGCCAGCTGGAATACATTAGGTAGTTCTCCATTTAACTGACTTAGTTCACGCTGTGCTTTCTTAAGCTTGTTGAGATTCTCAGTGACGTGGATCGGCAGGCGTATTGCACGTGACTTCTCTGCAATCGCCCTCGTAATGCCTTGTCTAATCCACCAATATGCATAAGTACTGAACTTGTAACCACGACCAGGATCAAACTTCTCAACTCCCCTCACCAATCCAATTGTTCCTTCTTGTATTATATCTAGTAACTCCATATTTCTCTTTGTATATTTCTTAGCTACTGACACAACTAAGCGGAGATTTGCAGTAACCATTTTATCTTTGGCTTTTTTACCATCACGCATATCTCGTTTTAGTTCTTTTGTTGTTATGCCAAGTGATACAGCTAGGTCTTCTTGACTTGGCTTGTTCAGTAGATCTTCACATGCTTTGATTTCCATCATTCGTTGAACTTGACGACCAAGTATAATTTCTTCATCATGTTCTAAAAGTGGAATGCGTCCAATATCCCTTAGATAAGAACGTACAGAATCACCTGAAATTTTTGCTGACATATTGTTCTCTTGTCTATATATTAAATCTAGCCCTTATTCTATATTTAGTCAAGCATGTGTGCGAGCGAATCTAATACTTTTCTTCGGTGCTTCTTCTCTTCCTTCTAACGCTTCGACTGCCATTGCTTGTGCAGCGTGTTCGTTAAATCCTTTTGATCGATAGTTATCTTCGTAGTCTTGATATCTTTCTACACTGCTTTCAAAATCTTCTCCATGAGTCAGCATCTCTGCTGTCATTTGATTGGCGGCTTGATCTGGCACGCCATCACTTTTAAGGTGTTTCCAAATAGTTTGGAAGACCTCAGGATCTTGTTGTGTTTCTTGTCCTGCTAAACGCACAATAACTATCTACAACAACTCTCTTTATTCTAATAAATTAACCGTAACGTTGTTCGTTAACTTGATTCATAACCAAATCTGGATTAACACCCATTGCCATTGCTTTACCAGTGGCAATATCAGCACGGAATGCCGCCATTTGTGGTGGTGACATATTGCCCATTGCCAACGTAGCGGGCGAATTCATCATGCTCAGGACTTCACCTGTGCGCTGTGTAAGGAGTGCATTTGCTTTATATTCCTGATTGTCCATTGCAAGCTGTTGTTTTTGAACACCACGCTTTGCATTAACACCTGCTTGCTGCATTGCAGTAAAGGTATTTTGATTAACATTCTGCTCCATCATTCTGGAGTTGTTATATGCCTGTGCATCATCAGCAGCACGTACATCTGTGTACGGACTAGGGGCAGCCATTGCTTGTGGGCCTAGGCGGGCTGACGTACGTGTCATTCCACCTTGATTACGCTGGGCTGATGCATTTTGCAGCATTTCTTCTGCAATAGTAAAAGGAGAAATTCTTTGCATTTTCAATTACTAACTAATACTTATATTGTAGGGGATACATCTAAGTACCCCCTAACTGTTACTTATCAGGTGTCCTGAACAAGCATCTTGGTAGAAAGCATTCCGGGCTGGGCCTGGGAGAGGTACTGCCAAGCGTTCTCAGGGTTCTGATCCATCATCTGGCTAAAGCCACCCCAGAAGTCGTTAGCAGGGTTCTGCTGGCGACCGGGAACGGGCATTTCCATTTGTGGACGCTGGAAGGATGCAGGGACTTGACCCATTTCTTGGGCTTCGATTTCAGCTTCAAACTGAGCATGAGCTTCGTGCTGCTGACGGTCATGTGCCTCTTGAGGTGTCTCAGTTGGATATGGACCCTCAGGACCGTAGAAATCGTTGACGTAATCAGCAAGAACGTCTGGATCGGTGAGCATGAGGTTCATGGCTGCACGCTCTTCACCAGCTGCCTCAAGCATGAGGGACTGGGACTGTCCACGTTGCACTTGTTCGATGAGGGCATCCTCAACGGCACAGGCATAGGTGTTCAGAAGTGAGGGGGCTTCAGCACCAAAGTGCTCAAGGACTTCAAGACTTTCGTCGCTGATTTGACTTAGGTACCCGTCGTTTACCTGCGGAGCCTGCATTTGCTGCGCCTGGTACGCCTCCTGAGCGGCCAGCTGCTGCTGGTAAGCCTGCTGCTGATAAGCCTGGGTTGAAGCTTGGGGACTGTAAGTCCGGTGATCCGAATACTGGGCTTGTTGCTGGGTTTGGGGAACCGAAGCCAGCGGAGCCTGGATAAGTGCCTGAGGTGTTGGCGTCTGATATGCCGAGGATGGAACCTGGGCCTGGGAGGGGCTGCTTGTATTCAAACTTGCGCTCAGCGCCTGAAACGCCTCCTGCCATGGATTGCTGGCCTGCGCTGGTGCCGAAGCCTGCGCTACCGGGGCCTGCGCCTGGTAGACCGGAGCCTGCGGTGCCTGGGCCATCGGTGAGCCCTGGAATGTCTGGGGTGCGCTCGTCGCGTACTGCCCTGCCGAGACCGGCGCGGCGGACGTCTGCATCGGAGAGCTTACTGATGCCTGTGTCGTTGCTACTTGGTTTGTACTTTCCACTGTAACTTAACTCCTTACGTAAATAATCTAGTGATCTGTATAAGAACCCAGTGATATCTAGGTTCGGATCGGATGCCAGAGGCTTATCCGGTGTTTGTGGATGTGGCAACTGATATAGGTTGCCAAGTAATCCAATAAATTGAGAAATACTTTGTTGTGTTTGTTGGACAACTCTGAATGGAAATCCACTTAGCATTGCCGCGCGTTCTTCATCAGTTTTACTTGGGAAGAGATACTTCAATGCTTCAATTGATCCAACACCTGCTTCTTGCAGGTTTCGGACAACGATAGAGTTTTGAAGGATCTCATCAGAGCTATCTTCAAAAACTTCACCCATCCAACGCCAGTCAACTTGTGTGCTTCCATCTGGAATAAGTCCAGTTACACCAGGGGGCATTTCGCCTCCCTCAAGTATAGCGCTCAAAGCTTCATTCTTTAAACGTTCATACTTAGCAAAGAACTTTCTGTATTTTTCATTTTGTATCTCATACTCTTCAGGGTTTGGGTAATCTTCTACTAGTGGAATTACAGGCTTTTCTAATCCAATTGCTACGCTAAAACTCTCATCAAACATCCGTTCTTCGTGAGAAATCATTAATGCGAATAAGCGGCAGAGGCCATACGTAAACATGGCACGGGCTTTCTTCTCAGCAGTTGCTGCAACACGTCCATACAAAGTTTTAATTTCATATGCAGTGCCAGCAGCTTGGAAGTCAAGATCATCTACGCCACCAAGTGCTAGACGAATCTCTTGACGGTATTGCTTGACATACATATTTTGATCACCACTAACGCTGTCAGGAGTTAGATAGCTAATACGATCTGTTGGTTCCAGGTTCGCAATAACTCTAGGGACTCTGATTTGTCCATCGAGCATGGAAGCACCACCAAACGGTTCACTTACACGTGTACTAGAACGTCCAATGGCACTAAAACCTGCTTGTGAGCTTATCGTTGGACGGAAAGTATTTTCATCACCACTCTCAATAATATCCTGCTTAGGACGACTAGAAATCAGTGTAGGATTACCAAAAAACTTTAAGTTCTTGCGGACATTCTGTACCAATTCATTGTGATACATGATTTGGTTAGACAACCATTCAAACTCACCATTACCAGCAGCTTCGCCGGTACAGTCCATATAGTTATAGATCTCTACTGCAGGAATAAAACCAAGACTATTTGTGAGTGTTTCGACTTGACCAGGTAATGAAACTTGTGGTCCGCCTAATGAATTTTCGAATTCAATTTTCTCATCAGAGATTGTTTGCTCGATTCGATCTTTATAAACTTGCAGTTTGATATATTTTTTCTTTCCCCCACGTTGAGTGTTATTGGGATAGTTATCAAAGCCTTTGTTTTCTTGTACGTTAAAGGTATAGCGTAATATGACACTACTTAAATTACCTTCCTGATCTCTGTAAGCTCTATAGTTTTCTTTTGGAAAGTAAAGAAGTTGATAATCATCACCAGATGGACGGAAGTAAAACAAGCCTTGTCCGTCACATAAGAAATAATCAACAATACTGTCTAGTTTCATATCGAGCATATTCTGCTCGCAGACTTTTGCAAGAAATTCTTTTCGATAGCCGTAGCTATCTTGTTCTGCATAGAACTCAACACCACGACGCAGCATGAACATCCTCATCTGTGAAAGATGAGAGCTGACAATCATTGTGTCAACGGATAAGTCCCCACGGCGCTCTTTAGCAGCAGTGAGGATTTGATTAAAACCGTTATCAACTGATTGATTCATACCACTTTCTCTTTTCTATTAGTCTATCGATTAATTATTATTTGATGTACTAATTAAAAGTCGGCATTTCAAATGGCTTAGGAGTATTTGGTTGCACCCACTGCGGATTAAAGCTCGGAAGGTCACCATAAATAGAGTTACCCATCAAGTGAGCCTGAGCTTTGCTTGCAGCACCTCGTCCTTGAACTCGCTCATCCATGGCGGCTGGATCTATCGTGCTATTGCGCTTTGCTGCATCAATTGCATTTTGTGCGATATGGCTTGTATTCATATTGTCTTTCGCGTAATCGTTGGCTTGCGTTATACGTCGATCAAGTCGAGCAGCATTAGCGCCATGACTATCACTAGGTGCATAGAAACCCCCCATTGTGGCGGCAGATACAGGTGAATCTAGTCCAGGGTTACCAGAACTTTGATAATTAAAGGTACGAGTGTCACCACCATAGTTACGAATAGAATTATCTTGCATATTAGTTACGTTGTTACTGTTACCCGTAATAGCAGTATTAATGTCATTATCCGCATTGACATTCAACTCCTGAGAAGCATCAACTTTTTGCTCATTCTCATTATTAAAACTGTCCTCAACCTGAGAATTGAATGGAGTAGGAGATGGTTGAGGTACAGGCATAGTAGTTTTCGGTTGGTCAAATTTTGGAGGTGTTGGAGTAGGTGTTGGATTAGGTACAGGCATAGTAGTTAACTGTTTGTCAAATATTGAAGGTGTTGGAGTAGGAGCAGGACCAGGAGTAGGAGTTGGGAGTTTTGTTCCATTAACTCTGTCCTTTGCACTCGCCCACTTATCTAAACGTTTTTGTGCTTTGTCACCTATTTCTAATCCACTGTTTTGTGCGGCAGCAGCAACATCCTCTCTTGAAAAGCCTTTTTCACGTCGCAGATGTCCAAGCTCTCTAGTTCCTACTTTCTTTGAGCCATGTTTAGCAAAATCAAAGTCAGCTGCCGTTTCTGGGCTTTGTGAATTAAAGGACTTTTCACGCTCAGCAGCTTTTTCAGTCCTTTTTGCTCTTTTCTGTGCACGCACGCCCTTAACCTTTGAATTAAGTTGGGACTGTGCTTGTGCCTCTTGCCTGGCTTGACGGTTTGCTTTTCTCTCTGCTTTCGTTTTTTTAATTTGTGCCATGATTAAGTTCCTCAGCTAAATAATTTATTCATGAATTTATTTTTAAAACCCATTGGATCTCGTTGGGCGAAAAGACCATCTCCTATGGAGGAGTAATTTCCTATAGCGTTGTCTTGGAAATTTGAAACATTGTTATTACTGCCAACTATAGAATTATAAATATCATTATCCTGATTTGCATTCAGTGTCTGAGAGAAATCATATCCATTGTCACCAGAATCATTTTTGAATTCAGGAACTGGATTGGTAGTGATCGTCTGAACAGGTGATGATTCTTGAATTGGTGCATAGGTTCCAATAGAAATTGGAGCGTCAACTTCGCTGAGACTTGGGGACGGATCGGAATCAATGTCTTTAATTTCTTCTATAGGCTTAACATCATTAGGCTGTTTAAAAACTACTCCATGTCCTCTAAGATAATCTTCGGCCTGATTATTAAATCTTGTCCCTGAATCTACAAGACCTTGGAATTTATCGACTAGGTTTCCTTCTCCTTCATCTACGCTTACGCCGTCTGGACGTGCACGGAATTCAGCAAGTAATTCTCGTTTGGAATATCCCTGTTTAGTAGGCTCTTGAATGCCCTCTCCTTTAACACGATCAGTAAAGCCTTCACCAAAGCGTTCATCTAGCTTTTCTCCGGCCATTCGTTTTTTAAGCTTTGACATGCCAATCTATAAACTAAAGCTGTCACTATTGTAGTCAATTTGTAAACTACCTCTTCTCAGTAATCCACCCATAACTAATACCATGCTGTCTACGGCATCATCATGTTGTGAATGACCAAAGTTTAATAGTTCTTCTTCAAGTACATTCCACTTTCTCCACTTGTTCCAAACAACTCTTCTGTTTTCGTATAATCCCAGCACACCTCTTAATCTGGCGAGTTTGTCACCCTTAAAACCTTTGACTGGAGAAACTGTCAGATTGTATAGAGCACGATTTTCATGCATGATTCGTTTGAAGTCACCTTCAAAAGATGTTTGATATGCCACGGCTTCAGGCCAGATTATGCAAGGTGACATGGTTGGAAAGAACTGACCTTCATCGTTTTCTACAAGAATGTTCCAATCTGCAAGCATCTCGCATAGTGTGTCCATCTTGTCCATGTTTCCCATGGTCCGTTCTCGACGCTGATCAATTAAATAGATCTTGCCTTCTTTGATACCGCCAAGTGTGAATACAGTCCAGTCATTCTTTTCTGATAATCCTGCACTTAAGTCGATACCTACACCAAGACAGTCATAGTCTTCAGGCACTTCTGATCTAACAATTAGTTCAGGCGAAATACCAACATCCGTATTACGAACAGCTGTATTCAAATACTGATATGCAAAGGCTACACGGTTTTCAAGTTTTCTTTCGTTGAGATATTTCATTGACCAAAATTCAGGCCAATATGAACGTTGCCTTCCTTCAGCGTCTGTAATGACAGCTTTTTGAACTATCTGTTTCCAGTTGTTCTTAGGGACAAATAGGGTCTCGTGAATATCGTCAAAATGGAAGCGTGTCCCCAAACAGATAGCCCGTGCTCCTTGAAACATCGTTGGTGCGATAACGTTAGACCACGTCTGCTCCATCTCACGGCGAATGTCCGGGTTATTGATCGATGCGGCGGATTTAATAGGGTCATCAATAAGCACCAGCTGCGATCGTTTAGAGGTGATTGCACCTTTGAGACCTCCACACGCAACTGTGAAAGCTTCTTCACCTGCTGTATCAATACCCGCAAATTCATAATCAATTGACCAATATTCATCCGAACGTTTTATTTTACTTAATCTAACCATTGGAAAGATTTCTCTGTACTTGTTACTCGCAAGTATTCCTTTGATTGTTGCAGACTTAGCTCGACTGATATCTACCATGTATGCGATATATAAAACTCTCAGCATTTTTTTAGCTGCTGTATGCCGACCAATCATCCACGCAGCAAACAAACCAAGCACAGTGCTTTTGGCAGACCCACGTGGTGCAAGAATAGATGTATTAGGTCCAGCTATTCCGAGTAAACATTCACTATCTTTACCAGTGCATAATTCTGTATGCCACTCCATCATGTGATGAGCTGGAGCTTTTCCCATTGCTACACAAAAGTCTTTGAAATCGTCGCGAGCTCTTAGTACTTCAGGAGATGGTGGTTTAGATGTAACCTTTGTAGCTGTCATTAAAGCAGCTCGTTTAAATGCTAATGCAGAACTTGCTATTGCCATACTGATACTTTTCTATCAGTCTAGCTTTTAATAACCTTCTTCAGCATATCTTTGAGCAATACGTTCTTCAGCTCTCATCTTCGCACGCATAATAATTGCACGCTGTCTATCTTCTTCATACGCAATACCAATCGCTTCAGCTAATGCTGCTGCTTCTGCCTGCCTATCTGTCATAAAGTATTTTTCAATACTTACACCAGGCATTGAAGGGAGACGACTGTCGATATACTCCTGGCGACGCAGCTCTTGAATATCAACACTTGGAATATAACCAGGAAGTTCCGGCAGACTTAAGTCATGCATTACTAACCTCACTATAGACTTTTGCCCATACTGCATTTATAGCATTTTCAATAGGCTCAGCAAATTGTGGATCGTCCTTAAATATACTTGTTATTTCACGCATTACTCTGTCTGCTCCAGCCAAGACGAGCCCGCGTTTATCAGTAGACTTATTGATTCGTTCGGAGACTTCAATGTGAGAACGAAGCTCTTTTTCCAGGGCCGCCAACCTGGCAGCACCATTATCTCCTTTGATTTCCCCGGAGGTAATAGCCATTCTAAGTTCTTGTATATCGGAGTGAAGGGCACTAATTTCACTGTTAAGTATTCCACGACGATCTAGTTTCTTATATTTCATTTTGACCCATCTACCTAGATCATTGAATGTTCCTTGATAGCCAACAATTCCTGCATATACCCAAATCTCAATGATCGATGGAGTTATCTCAGCAAATTCTTTGAAGTCCTCACTGTCAGAAGCAGGGATATTATCTAGCCATTGGTCAACTGTATTTAAATAAACCTTACCCGTTTTTGATTTAGTAGTTGACATTACATGGCCCTCGCTGTACCACGTGCATATCTATGCATACTTGCACGCTCTTTTGCTTTTAATTGTTGTTCAGTTCCCATAGTCTTACGAGTTTCATCTCCTGTTGCACGAGTGTTGCGGATAGTTCCATCTGTACCATATTTTGAAGCTTCAAGAGATTTATCTGCTCCATAATTAGAAGCTCCTGCTTGAGTGGTAGCTACATTTTCTGCTCCTATTCTGGCTTGATCCGCTCCATAGGTACTTGCTTCTTTTTGAGTGGTAGCAACTGTTGTATCTGCTCCTGCTTGAGTTTTCGCTACATCTTTAGCTGCTCCTGCTTGAGTGTCAGCAACTGTTGTATCTGCTCCTGCTCGTGTGATAGCTACATTTTCTGATCCTGCTCTGGCTTGATCCGCTCCATAGGTACTTGCTTCTTTTTGAGTGGTAGCA